ACTCAGAGCGCAAGACGCACGCCCTTGTTATCGACGCCCTGACCGGCTTCCGTGGCCGCCTCATCGGTCAGCCCGACCATGTCGTTGCCAATCCGACCAACCGGCGTCGACACCGCGCACATGGTGTGCAGCGCCTCAGCGTAGTTGACGGGATCAGCGTCCAGGTCAGCCTTGAACGCGACCCTGATATCAAACCGCGTACGCCCGCCAACCTCGGGCATGTCGGCGAACGTACGCCACTTGCCGAAGGCTTCCGCCACACGGACAACCATCGCGTCCCTGAGTGCTGCGCTTCTCATCGGATCACGCCCAGGTCGCGATAGAGGCGCCGATGTCGAGCGTAAATGTCTCGGACACCGCAACAGTGAAGTTAGCCCCGTAGTCGTACGACTGGATCAGCCGATCCGTGGTGCTGGTGTCGTCATGCAGCGACACATAGCGCCCGGCAGTGAACCCACCCGCGCCGCCAGTCCACACGTAGTCGACGCCGGTCATCGTGACAGTGCCGCCGGTACGCGTGGCATCATTCTGCACGTCGCCGCCGCCGGCAGTGTAGCCGGTCCCGGTAACCTGTGTCAGATCAGCCAACTCATCGTCGGTCGCCGCGACCGGAGCGTCCGAGTGGATGGCGCCCTTGACGGTGTCGGTAGTCCCGAACAGGTTGAAGAGGGCGGAAACCTGCCCCTGAATGTACGGCTCGTATTTAACTGCAGCGACCATTAGTCCACGTCCTCTCGATCTAAGGCCTCGATGAGGCCGTCCTTGTTGCGCTTCACCGTAAACCGCGACTTCCGCGGCTTCTTCGGCTCCTCAGCCTTGGCGTCCTCGGCCTTCGCGTCGGCCTTCATCTGGTCTTTCGCCAGGCCGACCTTGTCATTGCCTTCCTTGGCCTTGAGACCAATCTCGGCAGTCTTCAACTCACGATCCGCCGACATGCCCTGCTCGTTAGCAGTCTGCTGGCGCTGGCCTAGAGCGATATCCGCAGCCATCTTGCCAATCTCGGCGCGGGTCTTCTCCGCCTGCGCGTTCTTCAACTCAATCTCGGCGGCAGTGAGCGGGGGTTGAAGAGCCGCCTCTTGCGCCTTCATCTCCAGCTCGCGCGCCTTGAACTGCATTTCTGCAGCCTTGCTCGCACCCTCGCGCTCGGCGTTGGCTGCATCAATCTCGGCCTTGCGGCCCTCCATCTGCATCCGCTGTTGATCAATCTCCAGCTTGCGCCCCTCGAGTTCCATCTGCTGCGCCTTGAGTTGCCCCTCAGCGGCCTTGGCCTGCGCCTCCGCGGTCAGCTTGGCAACCTGCGCTTCCTTCTCCTGGAACTGGAGTTGGGTCGCCTGTTGCTTCATCTGCGCCTCCTCTGGAGACGACATCTTCTCAATGATCTTCCGCTTATTGCGCAGAGACGAAGCCTCGATAAGCACCTCGGGCGGGAACTGAACCATCCCCGACTTCGCCAACTCAACGAGGCTTTGAAACTCCTCCTGCTGCAGCGAGGCATACTCTGGCGACATGTCGATGATGATATCAATGTCGAGCGAGCCGACTTCGTTCTCAATCATCGGCTGGCCGTCAGGCCCGACCGCCGGCTGTCCGGTCATCGGGTCGACCTGCGGCTGGTTAATCCCGAGGAACTGCAGACCCTCCGTCTCGTCGGTCACCCGAATCCACCGCGGCTCAGTCCAGAACTGCCGAATCCGGTTCCACATCGCCCGGTAGACTCGGAGCGTCCAGTCCTTCAGGTTGTCATAGAACGGAGCAAGCTCCGCCATGCCAGCCTGCTGCTGCGCGATGATCGCCCGACCGCTCTGGTCGCCGTCCAACTGCCCGAGCAGGGACGCATTGGGCCCGAGCATATCAATCTCGCCCTTGCTCTCCTGGAGCAACTCGAGTTGGCCCTGTAGCTGGTCCTGGTTCGGGATGATCTGGAACGACGGCACGTTAACCGCCGGGTCCTGGTTGTACTCAACATGCCCGTCGGGCATCGCCAGTTCGCGCTTCATGTCCCGGATGGGATTGTCCGAGGCCGACCCATCGGCCTTGCGCATACCCGCCAGGGCGCCCTGCTGGCCCATGGTCTGCCGCGAGTTGAGCATGTGAAGCGCCTTAGAGCGCCGCTTGTTGACCTCGTCCTGCGCGCTGATCCAATCCAGCACCACACCATACCGCGCGTTGTCCCGGTCGATATAGCACGACTGCAGAATGATCGCGCAGTCAGGCACGCCCGCGGGATCGTCCGTGTAGTCCAGGTACGGCGACACCTCGTTGTAGATCACGCCCCCGCCGCAGAGGAGCGCCAGATACCACGTGCCCTCACAGCGGTAGTACATGTACGCCAGCTTGACGCGCTTCTTCTTCTTGTCGCCCCAATTGACCGTCGCCGATGCCGGACGGTCGTCGTACGTGCTCCCGGAGTTGTTCTCCATCGAACGCATGAGCATGTCGCTAAGCTCTTCATCGCTCAGCCCGTGATCGTAGCCGCGGCAAAAGTCTATCGCCTTGTCCAGCGACATCCATTTCTGAACGCCCTTATACTCGGCGTCGCCGAAGTCCAGGTCGCGCGAGAACGGGTCGAAGAATATCTCTTCCCACCGCAGGCGGATAAGGTCCGGGTCAATCCCGGTCGCCTTCTCACGAACGCCAACCTCGACCCCGCCGTAACCCTCAATCGCGAGGTTGTAGCAGAACGCCGACCGGATCATGTCGAAGCGGGTGATGTCCTCAACGAACACCAGCGCTTTCGTGGCAACGTCGGCCGCCTGCTCATCGTCCGGGTTGCGAGGCAGAGCCCGAGGATCAACCCGGCCTTTCTGCTCAATCCCAACGATCGAGTCCACCTTCCGCTTGATGCGGTTGATGACCAAGGCCGGCTGCTTGCGCTTCTTGAAGACCGCAAGCTCCTCGGGCGTCCATTGCTTCGAGTCGTAATAGTCCCGGCATTGCTCAGAACGTGCGCGCGCGGTGTCGGTCTCGTCGCTCGCCGTCTCAACCATCCGCTTCAGATCGGTGTGGTCGAGCCCGTGCGTTTTGGCGCCGGTCGTGCTATCTTTCGTCACGTCCAGCATCAGGAGATTGCCCCTTGGCGAATTGGCTCAATATGGCGACCGTTCCGCGTGACGGAACCCGCGTTATGCTGCGTCTCTCGCAACCCGAGAGCCTCGGTGATTACGGGCCTAGCTCGGTCACTACAGTTTTCGGCGAAGTACATGACGACTGGTGGACATACGACGGCAACCCATCGGCGCCGATGTTCCCGTCAGACCGCTTGAGCGGGTGGCAGCCTCTGCCGGACTAGGCAGTCTTCCAACCGCCATCTTCCTCCGGCTCGGTGAGCCCATAGTCCCCAGGCCACTTCGGCTTGTTCACAATGCCAGGCACCAGCTTGCCCTTGCGGTGCGCGCGCTCGAGCGCATAACGCAACGCGTCGATGTTATGGTTCCAGGCGTCCTCGACGACCGGGAGTATCTCCTCGGTCTGTTTGTCGCGCTTGTAGGAGTAGCGGTTGAACTCGTTCAGCGTCGCCGTGCACCGCGGGTGGATGACGATATCCAGGCCCTGCAGGAACGTGATGCCGTCTTCTACGGAGCCCATGCCCTTGATAGCAGGACCGAGCCGTATAACCCCGTGACGCCGTACATAGTCGATCGTATCCGGACGGGCGCTGTCGCCCGTGGATGGCCAGCGCACAAGGTCAGGTAGGCCAGCCAACAACACACCAGGAACGCGCTCGGTAGGTACTCCAACCTGATTCACCTCGTGCGAGATGTAGAGCGTTTGCTCGTCTACGAAACAGCACCGCACCCCTGCCAAGGGATCGACGCTGAACCCCCAGTCCACACCATAGAACCAGACAACCCCCGGGGGTTCGCCCAGGTCTCCGGATCGGTAGTTGCGGAATATCCGCGCCTCGCTGGCCATCTCATAGTGGCCGCCCCAGACGTGCTCCGCCTTGTCCCTGTCCCTGCGGTAATCGAAGTCCTTCTCGGCCCGCAGCTCGGTCGGGAACCACGGGTTATCGTCCCAGTTCGCCTCAACCACGATTGAACCAGTCGGGGGCTCGCCACCGCGGAACAGCACGTCGACCGGGTCTGTGTCGTTCTTCGGGTTGTAGCTGAACCACAACTCGGAGCCTGTCTCTCGGATCGTTGGGCGTAGCAGATCAAGGCTGCGCTGGGAGAGCGACTGCGCCTCTTCGACCCACGCGCGGCTATATCCCTCGAGCGACTTGATCGACTCGCTCGTGTGGTTCTGCATACCCTGGAAGATGATCAGCCCGCCCCCAGGCGTGCGTATCTCCGCTTCCTTGACATCGAACAGCCCGCCTAGCCCGAGAGCGCCGATCTTGTCCTCGATCAGCCGCTTGACCGACTGCTCTAGCGACTTCTGAACCTCGCGGATGCAAACGGCGCGAAGGCCTGGATTGCGCAACGCATCCTCGACCAGCAGTTCCGCGAAGAAATGGCTCTTGCCCGAGCCGCGGCCGCCGTGCACGACCTTGTACCGGGATGGTGATAAGAGCGGGAGAAAGACCCGCGCTGTCTCAATCCGTAGCTTTGCTTGTGTCAATGACCACACGCTCAATCAGGTTGATGCCGATGGGGTTGTCAGCATCGCCCGACAGTGTGAGCGGGAGCACCTTGCCGAGCAGCGACATGAACGCCGTGGGATTCTCGTGCGCCTGCAAGCGCAGATACCCCTCAAGCCCGCCTTCGCCACCAGCATTCTCAGCCGCGAGAAGGATAGCCTCCTTCAACGCTCCTGTCGTTTTGTTCGGCGTGCCCTTCTGCCGACCGCCGGTTTTAAGCCCCAGTGCCATAGGCCACCTGTGCCAGCATCGGTCTAATTCGCGCTACTTCAGACACCGGGAGCGCCGCAGAGAGGTCACGCGCCATCACAGGAAACGGGTAATCAGCACCACGGCAAGCACGACAAGGATAACGATCACCAGGGCGCGTTCGACGCTCACGGTGTTTCCTTCCATGTGCAAAAGCGGGCGTTGTGGGTTGCAGCGTTGGGGTCGAGTGTCAAAGCCCATGTGGCGTGTACGAGATCACTGTGAGTCTGGTACAGTTCGGGGAACCTTGCGGGCGCTTCGGCTGGCAAGATGCCTTGTGCCATTGCGCTCTGAACGATCTGCCTGCGAAGCGCGTGGATGCGAGACCAAATCGCCTCGAGGTTCATGCGGGCGGGAAGCCGGGCTGATGACCGGGGATATGGTCGGGGTTCACCACCAGCGCCACGATACCACGCACCGCATTGCGTACCGCGTCCTGGTCTCCGAAGCGGAGGGTGGAGATGACGTGATAGTTGGTCAGGTATGCGATGACGGCATCAACGGTAGGCTCGTCAACGGGAACCTCTTCGTCCTCATCGACCGTGTAGCCTTCCCAATCGAGAGGCTCGAGCTTGTCGGACGAACCCGGCTCGGGAATTGTCTTCCTCGACATCAGACCCTCCAAACGGAAAGCCTC